TGTCCGCTGATATTCCAGCGTCCCCAGCGCAGAGGGAGCACAATCCGCTGAGGAGCTATCTGACACGGCTGATAGCGGTATATCAACGCTTTTGCCGTCCTTGTCCTTGAAAATGACCGTGAGCTTGTCGTCGTAAACATACACCTTTGATATCATGATGTCGGCGATAGCTTTCTTGCCCTCGGTGGTGTTGATGTCGGTTGCAAGGATATCATCTATAAACACGGTAATCTGCTCCACAGAGGGGACGTTGTCTGTCATTGCCTGAGACAATCGGAGGGCGGAGCCGAGTTGCTCCTTGCGCTCTTCCAGCTCCCTGACCTTATCATAAAGCAGCTGATTTCCGCCTGTCTGAGCTATGGCGTTCACAACGTTCTCAGCCTGCTTAGTGCATTCGGTCAGCTCCTTTTCCAGTTCGGCGGGCGCATACTCATTTCTGACCGTCTGCAAGTACATCTGATAAATGGTCTCGGCGGTCTCCGCCTTGTCCATCTGCTCAAACGCTGACCGTGCTGCTCTGCACACCTCGTCCTCTATCAAATATTTTTTTTCCAGCTTCTTGTGGCAGCCTGACTTTTTCTGCACGCCGTTACAGCGGTAATAATAGTGCTTGACCCCGTTGCGTCCTGTGCCTGACAGCCCGCTCATAGGCTCTCCGCAGTGACCGCAGTATAATTTGCCCGACAAATAATAGTCGGCTTTGGCGGTGTTCTTGGCGGCTCTCTTGCGGTTGGTTATCAGCTTTTCTCTTACAGCCTCAAAAACTTCATTGGGTATCATCTGCGGTATTCCTCCCTCGATCACAATATCATCGTATTTGTAAATGCCTATGTATTTTTCATTAGCCAGCATATTGTAAAAACTGTTTGGGGTAAACGGTCTGCCTCGGCGGTTGCGATAGCCCTGGGCGTTCAGATGCTCGGCTATGTCGGTGAGCCTCTCCCCCTCTGCATACATCCTGAACACAGTTTCGGGTATAATTCGGGTCTCATCATCAATGACCAGTTTCTTGTCAACGACCTTGTAACCCAGCGGGATATGCCCTGTGGTCTGAGCCTTCATTGCCGACTGCCGCATTCCTCGGATAGTTTTTTCTCTGAGGTCGGCGCTATAATATTCATTTATAGCCTCAATTATGTGGGTCATCATCTGACCGCTGGCATCGTCCCCGAAGCTCTCCATGACGGACAGCAGCTTCACGCCGTTTTTAGCTAAAATCTGGCGGTTTACGGCACTGTCTATGGTGTTTCTGGCGAAGCGGTCAAGTTTCCACACAAGAACGCTGTCCCACTTATGCTGCGCACTATCGTGAAGCATCTGCTGAAACGCAGGGCGGTCATCGTTCTTGCCCGTCATGGCTCGGTCTATGTATTCCCGCACGACTGTTATGCCGTGCTGCTTGGCGTAGTTGTAGCAGTCGTAGAGCTGTCCTTCAATGGACTGCTCCGTCTGCTTGTCGGACGAATACCGGGCGTATATTACGGCGGTTTTCAAATTTAAATCACTCCTTGACATTTTCAGGGAGCTATGATACAATAAACTTGTCTAAGGTTGTGATTGTATCACAGCTTCTTCCCCGTTCGGTGTTCCAGCGCCGGGCGGGGATTTTTTATTTCCTACTCTTTCCTCTGGGCTTATATACATAGCCCTTTTCAATCTTTGAATTTATGTCGTTTAACGCAGCATTTAATAATGTTTTATAATCATCAACATTATTCTTATAATATATCGTTTGCTTTTTGCTATTTAAGTAAGCCTTTGCTCTTTCCAAATCATTACGTTTTACAAAAGTGTTTGCAACGCAAACTGAATATGTTGCAAAATCAGGACAAAGAGATTCAGCCTCTCTATACGCATTCTCAGCTTTTTCAAACATATATTCGCCCTCATAGGCTTTTCCAAGATAATGATAAACAGAAGCCCTATTGCTGGACAGCTGATCTACCGAATATCCGCCCATATCAATAAAGTCTCTGGGTGTTCCGGACCATGACGCTCCTGCAGCAATATACTTTTCAAGATATTCTATAGCCTGCGGTCTGTATTTTGCCCCTAACCACACATAACAGTGAGAAACAACATACAGGCTTTTAGCATCAATAGGGTTTGGACCGCACAATTCAATGGCTCTTAATAGAACATCTTGGCGACTTTGACAATCGCTAATAATCGCCTTAGCCCTTGTACCTATTGTTCCGCCTATCCCCTGTGATTCAAAGAGCTGTAATGCGATATCTACATTGGATTCAGACTTTACCTTTGAAACAAGTTTACTAAAAATACCCATAATGCCACACCTTTCTTCATTTCTTTGTCTATTGATTATTTGATATGACACTACTGTCAAACGGCTCCACAGGCTTCATAATCAGCGAAGCAGTGATATTTGTCCTGCTTTCACATGATAGGCAGAACTGCTGAGGATCCACGGCAGTCAGGTCAGTGTTTTCAAAAACAGACCGCACAAATTTTAACGAGTATATGCAGTCATCTATAATGTTTCCTGTCTTGTCATCTCTGTGCTGAGAATAGCCAGAGGCAACTATCTGCTCTATTGCAGTGCTGACATTGAAAATATTGCTTGAAACAAATACTGCCAGCCCGAAAACACATAGTATGTATTCCTGCTTTATCTCCTTCTGGGTCTTGTTTTTCTCCTTTACTGTGCCATTTGCAAGCCGTGCTGCTTTTGTGGCAGGAATATCATTTACCGGTGGAAGATGAAGATCAAGACACATAGTTCTGTTGTCAGCGCAATACTCAAAATCGACCGAAAAATCAACCGTCAATGTAACACTTTCAAGCCACTCCTGCGTTTTTTGCTCTATGTATTCGCTGTCACTGTTCATCAAAGCCCTTATCTCGCTTCGCCTCAGCTCAGCTTCAATCTCGTTCTGTGCATTGGCTTTTTCTGCTTTTATATTCTCGATTCGTTCAAATTCTGTTTTTTCGCTCTCGTACTTTTCAACAGCCTCTGAATATCGGGCATCGGCTCTTGAAGAAACATACTCTTCCAGAGCCTTTTTCTTTTTCCAGAAAGGCACCTTTACATTCTGCTCGGCTTCACGATACAGAACCGTTTCAATATGATCTCTCATCGGCTTGGGCGCAGAAAATTCCGCAGGCTGATATTTTCTTGGCTGGATATGCTCTATTGCAGCATTGCAGTCATCTGCTGAAACGACCTTTGCGGACATACGGTGAATGTTTATCATTTCATCTGTTCCGCTTTGTATCTCTGAGAAAAGAGCGTTCTGCTGATAACGTTTTTCCTCTTTCCGCTGCTCCATTACAGCACGCTTCTTCTCCTTGAATTGCTCGGTACTCTTTATCTTCCGTATAAGAGAATCATCGTATATTTTCTGCCCCATGGAATCAAAAAACTCAACATCACCGTTTTCAAGTATTTTGAAATCATATCGTCCGACAGGCTGGGCAGACCTGCTTCCTGATGAGCCTGGGCGTGAATACGATGTTCCGGCTCTTGATGATGAGCTCTTATGACTGCTTGTAAGCGGAATAGTGCTGCTGTGCGTTTTCCCAAACAAGCCCTTGCTTCTGACTGTCAGACTTGTACCTGTTTTATTAAAATTAAGCCTTACACCCTTGGCGATCTTTATTCCTCTTCTTCGTGCCATGTTATCACGTCCTTATCTAATATACTCATCTGCCGCCAATAGCGGATAATACAGCAATACCCACGACACAAGCTGCAATCACAACGCCTGTGATAAGCTTATTGTCGTTCCACCATTTTTGCACCAGCGACCTAAGTTTGCTGACATTATTGATTATCATATATAATGCAAATATGTATATTATAAATTTGATAAACCATGACAAAAAATCTCCGTTCCATGAGAGAGACACGCCTGCGGCAGGCACAGAAATAATCAATACAACAAATAAGATAACCGCAACACTATTGGATGTTCTGAGCCTTGCAGCCGGACGAGGAGGTGTCTGCACATTCATTGATGCTGCATTTCCTGCCGATTTATGGCTGGCTTTTCTCTTTGAACGGCTTTTACCTCCGAAAGATGTTGAAAATGATATTCCTGTTCCGGGAATACGTGAAGTTACTCGCATTTTTCCGGTTGAGCTCAACCCGACACGAAAGGTCTTTCCCCCCACAGAAGAGCTGAAGCTCTTTTTTCCAAGAGTAAATCTGAATGGTCCTTTTGATTTGCTTTTTCTGAACCTTATTGCCATAATGTCACGTCCTCTACATTCCTTAATAAACAGAATCTGCTCCATGTACAGCTTGGCTGTGTGTAAATCCTTCATATTCCAGCTGCTCAACCAGTCCGTCATAAGAAAACGCCATAAAATCAAGATATTCCTTAGCTTTCTTCTCTGCCTGCTCATTCCAGTCCGCACCGCAGTTGTCAGCACCGTATTCAGCCTCACTCTCGGAGAAGCCCTCGTACTTCAGCTGATCTATCAATCCACTGTAAGAAAATGCCATATAATCCAAATACTCATTAGCTTTTCTAAGTGCATTCTTCTTGCCTGTGGAAACTGAACTTTCAGAGCTTGAAGCGGGCTTAGCTGAATTGTTTTGAGGGAGATAACTGGTGTATTCATCTTTGCGTGCGTTATATGTAATTATATTTCCTTTTACCGTGACCATTTCGCTGTTATCGTAATCACTGTACAATGAGATCTTTAGTTTACTGTTCAGACCCTTTGCCTGCACAGTATCACGCATTGATTCATATTTTTGCACAACCCCGTCAACAAAGTTGCTCCAATCAACTGAATTTGCTGAATTCAAAAGTTCGTTTCCATTTTTAACCAATGCGGAAGCTGTAAAATAGTCCTTATCATAATCATATGACACTTCAACACTTTGATAAAAGGTTGACAGATAATCCGTGAAACTATCAGCCAGATCATCTGCCTTCCGTTCGGATTCGGATTTTACATAGTCTTCTAATGTATCGTCAGCCGTGAAGTTTTCTGTAATTTTAGGAATAGAGTACTCGTCCCAGTTACTGTCATCAAAATCCTGCTCATTCAATGTGTCACTGCTTATATCGTAGCTCATATAAGGCTTGTCGTTATCCTTCTCATCAGCAAAGCTTACAGAAAGCACATCAAGTGCCCCGCACTTTTTAAACTGCCTGAAAATAAGCTTGGACTGCTTAAATAAATTTTTAACTGTAAGCTCGGGATTTGTCGCCAGATCCGCAGAGGCGCATATGGTTATATTGTATTTTCCTTCTTTTTCAGATGCAGTTTGAGTGTAGTCGATTATTTTTACATAAGAATCTGAAATATACTCAGCCCACTTTGAGGGCTCGTCATTACCGTCAGGTTCATCGATTCTTGCCACGGTTGTTACAGTCGTAGCAGCAGATGTTGTTGTGACTTCACTGCTGTTCTGCAAAGAACTGGAGGAACCGCATGAAGAAAACGACAACACACATATAGCCGAAAGTGTCCCAGCTATTACAGTCTTAGTATTAAAATATCTCATAATGTCACGTCCTTACTTAAAAGTTTAAATTATTTTATCAAAATACTCCCAAAAAGCAAGCTTTATATACTTTACATCGACGTCAAAGTATTCACAAAGCTGCCATACCTCAGTCTCACCGCTTTTCATTGCTTTTATCAATTTCTGCTTGGGAATAAGGTAATGTATCGCTTCGGCATTTGCACGATGCTCCTGCTTCTCAATAATGTCAAAAGGTGAATATGGGTTATAAAATGCACCCTTCATGCAATGCCCTATATCGTGAGCAAGATACTGCTTTTCCTCTCGCTCACTGTTCATTGACTTTGAATCAATACCTATGTAGCACTCTCCCTGCGGTGACAGCATGGAAATTGCTTTGCATTGTGGGCAGATAGTTTCTACCACCTTTATGTCATTATCCTTTGCAAACTGGTAGAGATCAATCAGATTCATTGGCTTCGAGTTCTGCGATTTGTCTTGCAAAGTCGTCAACCTCCTTGAACTTCTCCGGTGTAAATCCTTCTTCTCCTGTTCCTGCGGCTATATTCTGCTTGTAAGCGGATATATCAATTTTTCTGCGTGCAGACTCTATTTCAAGGAGCTTATCAACAGCTCCCTGCATTTCAGGCTTATCACGGTAGGCTGTAATTACTTTATTCTCATGATCAGTAACCGATATTTTGAGTAAAGCATTACTTTTAGTTTTCAGATCATACTGATTTAGCTCTTCAACTGTAATCCCAAGAGCACCGCAAATCTTTATAAGATTATCTATACTCGCCTTGTTGCTGTCACGTGAGATCAGACTGTATATAGTCTGAGCGGACAGTCCTGTTTTCACAGCTATGTCTGTTGCTTTCAGCCCTCTGTCCTCCAGTATTTGTTTTAGCTTTGCTCCGATTGCCATAATTGACGCCTCCTATTAAATTATCATAAGTATATCACCAAGGAAAACAAAAGTCAACAAATTTATGCAAATGCGTATAATTTCATTGTCACAAACAAAGAACTGCATAATTTTTTGTGCATAGCGACAAAGTTATTCAAATGCGTAATAAATTACAGAAAAACTATTGACTTTTATGCAGTTGAATAATATAATTAAATCATAAATTATGCGTTTGCATAATAAAGCTATTCAAATGAAAGGAGAAAAGCACATGGAATACAGCAATCTTATAGGCGAGATCGCAAAGGCACATATTAACTATGTTGACATTGCAAAGAGGCTCGGGATAACACGGGATACCCTCAGAGCAAAGATCACAGGTAAAAGCTCGTTTACCGTAGAGGAAGCTTTCACAATAAAAAATGAGTTCTTCCCCAACTGTCAGTTTGAGCAGCTTTTTGCTCGGTCGGCATAATGCCATTTTCAGTGTAACACATTATCTGTCCCGAAATCAGGACAGACAGGACAGGAAGGTGAAAATTATTATGGACAAGAACTATCCCACCAGAGAAATGATGTCCGAAAGCGGACGCAGGATCATACTCGTGAACGAGCCAAGCCCTGAGATTATGGCAAAATGCCTCAAGCGTATCATCGACAAGAAGCTGCTCGAAGCGGCTAAGGAAAAGGCAGGTGTAAAGTAATGAGCACATACAACGTATATGTCCACCTCAGATTCAGAAGTGGCGCATTTAACGATGTGTACAGCGTATCGGCTGGGTCGAGAGAAGCTGCCGAAGCTAAGGCAAGGGACAGGATTTTCGCTGAAAACAGTCTTGACGATCTGGTCGAGGCGGTTATCACAGATTGCAAGGAGTGCTGATATGGCGAGAAAGAAGAAGTGTGATGCTTCTAAGGTCTCCAAAGCCCCAAGCATCGGAGAGGTATGCCGCAGAGCCGGTGAGCTTGGCATGACATACGGCAGATATGTACAGTCGTCCCAGTACATCATCGACACTGCGGACGACGGGTGCTTTGCAAAGAAAAGAAAGGAGAAAAGCAAGTGATAGCAGTAATATTTGAGACAGCTTATCATGTCTCAGCTGTTGGCATTGTCGTTATACTCTCGATTTTTACGCTGTGCCAGTATATCGAAAACATTCGCCTTGCAAGTGAGAACGATGACGACGAATAAAGAAAAAGCCGTGACGGCGGCAACCGTACACGGCAAAAAGATAAATAAGACAATCCTATTATAGGATATTCAGAGGAGGTTGTCAAGTATGGAAATAAATGTTTCATCTTGCATAAAGCCATCTTACCGATTTACAGAGATAAATGAGATGCAGAAACTTCCACTGGAAGTAAAAGAGCAGATATCCATTGAAATAATCAGACGGGCAATCGCTCTTAGCAAGCATAAAATGGCTATAGCTTTTTCGGGTGGTAAAGATTCACAAGTAGTTGCAAATCTGTTTGAGCGAAATTTTCCTGAAGAATTTTTGAGTGTATATGGCATATTCGGAAACACAGGTATTGAGTTTCCCGAAAGCTTGAAATTTGCGAGAAAATACGGGAAAGAACATTTCAAGAACAACTTCAAGGAAACTAAGTTATCAAGACTTGAAGAACCCGAACTCCGATACGATTTTGCAAGAGAAATTGTGGCTTTGCTTGAAGAAGAAGGCTGCCTTTCAGAAATCTTGAAGCCTGATGGCAAGCTTAAAGGTCAGAAGGCGCTAATCGAGGCGGCGAGGAAGAGAGGATATACGCTTAATAGGTCAAACTGTTTCTTTAAAGGAGAGCCAAAGACATTTGCGTATTGCGTTGAACAGTATGGTGCGCCTCTGCTCGGTAAGTCAGCTTCCAAGTTAGACGCACACCGAATAAACATTGAATGCTTTCTAAAATATTCCCAAACTGAGAGCGAAAAAAGCAAGCTAAAAGAATACTATGATATTCTCAGAGAGTGCAAGTTCTCTCAGCACTGCTGTAAGCTCCTCAAAAAGGAGCCTTCCGAGAGATTGCAGGCGGAGCTTGATGTGGATATGATTTTCAAGGGGCTTATGGCTTCCGAAAGCCATAGCCGAATGACAAGCATAGCGACAAGAGGCCATATATTTGCAAGTCACAGACCACACATCAAGGACGGGGCATTTTATCATGTTTCCCCCATTGGTCTATGGACTGATGACGATGTTTGGGAATACATTCACAAATACGGCCTTGAATATTCGCCACTATATGATATTACATATACGGCGAAAGATGGCAGTACACAGCGCATCAAACGCAATGGCTGTATTATGTGTGGCACGGATTTGCAATTTAAAGACAATCACTTGTCTGTTCTGAGACAAACACACCCAAAGGCTTGGGAGAGCTGTATGGAACACTTCGGGTATCGAGAACAGTTATACAAGCTTTTTAAGCTAAAACGCAATAACAACATTTATGATGCTTTTACTGATGAGGAAATGAAAGCAAAAATTATCGAACGCTTTGGCGACAGCAAAAGGCTGTTTGATGCGAAACCTTGCGTTTATGATGATTATGGGGAGCTTGTAGAACTGGAAGGCACAGGGCTTGATGAAGAATATGATGCCGAAGTGCTTTTAATGAATGACGGACAGTTAAAACTTGTTTGAGGAGGAATAAAAATGGAAATCACTATTGAACAGATTGCGGAATATATCCGCAAAGCGACGATGTATGACGCTATTATCAATTACACAAAGGCGTCGAAGTATTTCAGCCGTGAAGATATTCTGGCGTTTGCGGGTGAGCATGACACCGCAGAAAAGGCGGAGGACATCACAGATGGAAATTTCTGATTTTTTGTGCAACAGCCGTGCTTTTCAGCGCTGCGAGGACAGATATCTGAGCGATGCGGAGCATGACGGCGCTGAGGACGATAACGACATAGAGAACGAGGAGGACGCAGAGGAAGATGACTGAATCGGAATACCGTTCTCACCCATCTGTAAGCCGCTCTGAACTCTGGAAGCTGATATCGGAAGGTCCCGAAAAATTCAATTATCTGCGTTCAAATCCTCAGCCTCCGACAAATGCGCTGATATTCGGACAGGCGTTCCATATGGCTATATTACAGCCCGAAATTTATGATGACAATTTTGCCGCTCCCCCTTCTTGTGACAGACGGACAAAAGCGGGAAAAGAGGTCTGGAGCGAATTTATCGCACTGAATAAAAACAAGGTGCTGATACCCAGTGAATGGCAGGAGCAGATCATGGAAATGAAAAATAAGCTGATGTCCGATTCATTTGTGCGTCAGCTGCTTTCAGGAGACCCTGAAAAGCCATTTTTCTGGACTGATAATCTTACGGGAGAGGGCTGCAAATGCCGTGCGGATTGTGTTACCGAAATAGGCGGTGCTGTATATGTTGTGGATCTGAAAACCACGGAGAATGCTGCAACGGACAAGTTTATGAAAAAATCCATTGACTATGGATATCCTCTCCAGGCTGCCATGTACTGTGAAGGCGTAAAACAGGCAACGGGCCGTGAATGCAGCTTTGTGTTCATTGCTATTGAAAAAACGCCGCCTTACGCAGTGAATATCATGCAGGCAGACGAGATTTACAGACAGTACGGTTATGATATTTTCAGGGAAGCATTGGGCATTTATCATGACTGTAAAATAAACAATAACTGGTACGGCTATCTCGGCAAATTCCATAACATAAATGTTCTGGGACTGCCGGCCTACCTTGCAAAGGAGTTTGAATAATTATGGAAAACGCACCCGTTACATATCAGAACAATGCGCCGCAGAATTTCGGTGCCAACGGAATTTCGGCAGGACTTGATAATATCAATCAGGGAACCGTGGCGATAGAATCAAGCCGTGCCATCGCAGAAGCACAGGGAAAGCTTGTTATTGCGAAGAGATTTCCCCGTGATGAAGTAAAGGCTTATGCTGACGTTATCAAGCTGTGCCAGCGAAAAGGAATTGCAGAAAAAGCTTTCTTTTCGTACAGCAGAGGCGGGAGCACCGTCAGCGGCGTTACAATTCGCTTTGCGGAAGAGCTTGCCCGCTGCTGGGGAAATATCGACTACGGCATAAAAGAGCTTTCGCAGGATAACGGCAAGAGCGAAATGCAGGCGTATGCATGGGATATGCAGACCAATACAATAAGCACCCAGAACTTTACAAATCCGCATATTCGTGAGGTCAACAAGACCGCAAAGGTGCTGACCTCTCAGCGTGATATTTACGAGAATAACGCCAATATGGGCGCACGCAGGCTCAGGAGCCGTATCCTTGCAATACTCCCCAATGATCTTGTTGAAGCAGCGGTAGAAGAGTGCAGAAAGACCCTTGCAGGAGGAAACGGCAAGCCGCTTTCAGACCGTGTCCGTGATATGGTAGTTGCTTTTGAAAAAATGGGCGTTACCAAAGAGCAGATAGAAGGACGGCTTAAGCATTCCGTTGACAGCATGACACCCGATGAACTTGTTGATTTTATCGGCATTTTCAATTCTGTAAAGGCAAAGGAAAGCACTGCCGCAGAATGGTTCGGAGGCGAGGCGGAAAGCTCTGCCGCAGACCTTACAGCAGCGCTCAAGGGCGGTGACGGAAATGGTAATCTGTGACAGCCGAGAGAAGAAAAACGCCCATATCCTGCGGTATTTTGACAAAAACGGCATTGACTACAATATCAGGAAAATGGACGTTGCAGACTATCAGATCGAGGGGAATGAAAAGCTCGTTATAGACCGCAAGCAAAATCTTGACGAGCTTGCGACTAACCTCACCAATCCGCAGGACAAGGGCAGATTCTGGCGGGAAGTACGCAGGGCGTATTCCTCGGGCATAAAGATGATCGTTCTTTGTGAGCATGGCAAGGGCATAAAGTCCATTCCCGATGTGGTCAAATGGAACAGCAGATATTCCACTGTTACGGGGCATGTCCTGCAGGAAAAAATTTATCAGTGCCACATTTCATATGGCGTGGAATTTCTTTTCTGCAATAAATCCGAAACGGCGGCAAGAATAATCGAACTTCTCGGAGGTGCATCTGATGATAAATAAATGGATAGGCATGGGGCGGCTCACAGCGGATCCTGAGCTTCGACAGACACAGAGCGGAGTATCTTCCTGCAATGTTACCGTTGCCGTGCAGCGTGACTTTACGGACGGCAGCGGCGAAAGGCAGTCAGACTTCATCAACGTTGTGGCATGGAGACAGACTGCGGAGTTTATATGCAGATACTTTTCCAAGGGCAAGATGATAGGCATTGAGGGCGCTCTGAGAACGAGGAATTACGACGATAAGCGTTACCCCGATGTAAAGCATTATGTTACCGAGGTGCTTGTGGATCATGCCTATTTCGGTGGTGACAGCGGCGGAAGCAAAAGCTCCTCTGCTTCTCCCCCTCCTCAGCATCAGGCATCGGCTGCGACACCTGCTCCTGCCGACCTTTCGGACTTTGAGGAAGTTGCAAGCGACAGCGAGCTGCCGTTCTGATATGGAGGGATATAAGTGGCAAGACCTGTAAAAAAAGGACTTGACTATTTCCCGACTGATGTGGACATCTTCAGCGATACAAAGCTGAAGATCGTCCGTGCTCATTTCGGCTCGGACGGAGTTTTACTTTATTTTTATTTACTGTGTGCGATTTATAAAAATGGTTTTTACATCGTTTGTGACGATGATTTCAGATACGTCATTTCCGCTGATCTGGGAATGACAGATGAAAAAATAGGGCAGATGTTGAGCTTCTTCCTTAAACGGTCACTGTTTGATGACACACTTTTTAAGGCGGACAAGATCCTGACGTCCAAGGGAATACAGCGGAGATATCAAGAGGCTATCAAGCAGAGAGCTCTGAAAAATCCCGTGCAGGTCGAGGCAAAGTTCTGGGTTTTGGAAAAAAATGAGACCCAAAGCTTTATTAAAGTGCGCCCCGATGAAAATTATTCCGAGAATAACAATAGTTTTTCCGAGAATAATGACAGTTTTTTCGAGAATAACCCCCACAAAGTAAAGGAAAGTAAAGTAAATAAAAGTAAAGTAAATGAAAGTAGTGTTGAAAACGCCGAAGACGAGACGGAAACTACCTACGGACAACACATCAGACTTAAGCCCTCCGAATATTTGGAGCTTTGCGGGAAATACGGTCAAAAGGTCATTTCGGATTACATAGCAAGAATTGACCGATATCTTGAAAATAGCGGCAAACGTCCGTATGAAAATCATTACAGTACCATTATGGACTGGCTTCAGAAGGACAATGTAAAAAAGCGGTCAGCGCCGAGCTTCGATCTTGATGAAATTGTTCAGCACGCTTTGACTACCACACCTACCGTAAAATGAAAGGTCTGATAAAATGAAAGCCGATAATACGAGAGCCTATGTAAAAAATCTGCCCGATTTCTTTGACCCCGAGGTTTTTCACAAGCTGGAGAATGACTGTTATAAGGCAGGGTGTAGCGGAACAGTCATAGATTACTCCGAATTTCCAGCCGCAGAGTACAGATATTTTGAGCGGCTCTGCGGTGTTTACAACAAATTCAGCCATAAGGAAATATCTCTTGAAGATGCTAAGGCTCAGAAGCTCATATTCTACAAGGATTACAGGAACGACCTTGCTCAATATCTGAAATACTCCGAGATTTGCAAAAATCACCAGGAAGTGGTAAAAGCCACAGAAACGCTCTGTACGGCACTTTGCAAAATGGCAGTCAAATTACCCAACGAGGTCAGCGAAGCGTTTAAAACAGCCCTTAAAATCGTTTCTGCGGCACGTGGCGAAGATGTTACCGAAAAAACGGTGCTGAGGAATATGGAGGGCGTTCAGAAATGAAAGCCAACTACAAAAAGAAAATCCAAATCAACGGCAAGCCCACAGAAATGAGCTGTGTGAGACTTTACGGATGCGGGCAGGGTAATTTCCACGCCAAAACACAAAGTACCTAAAAATGGCATTTAAATTGAAATTGGGAGGATATGCAAAAATGGACGGTGAAACAGAATGAATACAAAATTAAAAGGAGCGACAAACAATGAGGACATACATACCAAAATATCTTGACAAAGAGGTTTACAAGCGTGTGCTTTCCGTGGCACGCAGTTATGAGGATAACAAGCGCCGAATAAAGTCCATCGAATTTGACAGGATATACAGCACGCCTGACTGCACTGTACATGGCAGCGGGATATCCAAGCCCGTTCAGTCTGTAACGGAGCAGATTGAAAAGCATACCGCTCTGCTGCGAAAGAGGGTTGCTGCTGTTGACAGAGCACTTGCGGTATTTCCGGATCACGAGCAGCGCTTTATTATGCAGAATGTCTGCGGAAGCACCCCTATGATATATTGTGATACACTGAACTGCGAGCGCACAGGTCAGACAATACGCCACGATTTTCTGATAACTCTTGCATCCGAGCTTGGAGAAATTCTTTAAATCGGTGCGGGTATGGGGCAATTTTCTGATGTATTATTATATCATGCAAAGAATGTAAAATCGTCTGCTCGGCACCTCACGGCCGTCAGGCGATATTCTTTGCTGATTTTTCTTCATTTTTAGCATTTTTTAAATTGGTTTCCAAATTTTGTTGACATATGATTATTTTTGTGGTATTATGTAGAAAATATTTTACGTGAGGTGTAACATATATGGCAAAAATCAGCATATGTTTTTTCAATCTTTATCTTTTTAAAACAGAACTTGATCCAAATAAAAAGAAACCCCAAGACAAGCAAATACCTCCAAGCGAAATAAACTTATGCGATTGCTTATACGGTTATTTGAATGGCATTGAGAAATATCAGGTTCAGGAAAAAGAAAAACGCGTTTATAGGGTTAAATATCTGGAAAAATACGAGTCCGTAATAGATGGAGTCCATAATTTTTACCGTATTAACTCTATAATATATACAGGGCCTTTCGGAGAGGACGGAGAAGCAGTTGATAAAGACCATACCAATTCTGAACCGGAACCCTTTGGAGCAAATAAAGCATTAGCAAAGCCATATGGATTTTCAATTATATACAACAAAAAATCCAAACGAGCTCTTGTTATAGCTCAATATTTAGGTAACAAATCCATTGTTGGACAGTTGAAAATAATAATTAGCGATGCACTTAGAGAATCGGATCCCAGCATGTCATATAAAATTAACCCTTTTATTCCTGCCAATTATTTCAGCGTAATATTTGACGAAAAATCCATATATAAACTCCATGTGACAACACTACAAAAAAAGGAAAATTATTCATTCGATGAAGCAGATGCAATTATGAATGAGGAATATCATGAACCAATATCAGAAAAAACTGAACATATATATTTTACTCCCAAACCTACTATCACAGATAAATTAAAAAATCTGTTTTCAAAACCAGATCCCCAAAACAGCATCATAGAAATCTCAGATTTCATCGGTATCAATTCTGATAGTGAAGAAATTGATAACATCAAGGTGGATTTTAAAGGTCAAACGTTAAATTTTAGTCGAATGAGCAGCGTTCGTATCTCTGAAGACATATCAAATGAAATAGACTTGAAAGCAGATAGCAGTCATCCAACCGAATCAAGTCTATTCAATGCTATGATCAATCATGCAATGCCATACTTAAAATTCTTTGATATAAGTTGTGATAATATTGAAAAAGAAGACCGTCAAAACATTAAAGTAAATAATTTTAAAGGTAATGTAAAAAATGATGACCTTTTTTCAGAACTTACACCAGCCGGCTGAAGATTTTTTAATAATAGTAATTGCTTTATTGCTAGTGCGCATGAAAATATTTAAACCCGAGCAAACACGTTTCTACAGCCTAACTGCTATTTTTAAGCAATACACAGAATTTATAAATGAAAAGGAACTGGTTTCATCTGTAATTATTTTTCCGCTCCTTTTGTCAATAACTATCTCATTATCAAATCCGATAGACAATGATACTATTGATCGTGTTATGGTAGTGATTTCTATTTTTATTGCAATATTTACGGGATTTTCCTCATGGTTATCTTCTCTTGATTGTGAAAAACTGATTCAGAAACACAAGTCTGATGGATCGCATACTGCAAATGAAATTGAAGACTATCAAGAAGCTATTTATAAAGCCATTGATGATTCAAAAAAAATATCAGCATATGAGATTGTAATGTCAACTGTTTCTATTATTTTTTGTACCGCTAAATTTATAATATCAGATGATCAAAACCAATATCTTATTTGGGAATTCGATAATTACATTATCTCAGGGCAAACAATAATAAGCATAATCGTTTATTTCTTTTTCCTTCATTTAATAATGAATCTGCTGATACTTTTAAAAAGGTTCAGCATACTATACAAATTCTAATTTTCTTTCCGCTTGCCAAACTGCAGGCGGATTTTTTATACTCCAAACCAAGCAGGTGGTGACCCGTGAATGAAAAAAATCTGATAGTGCCAAGCTCGAGTGAAGCTCGAGAAAACGGCTCCAAAGGCGGCAAAGCCTCGGGGGCTGCAAGGCGGAAAAAGCGTGATATGAAAAAATGTATGGAGCTGCTGTTGTCGCTGCCTGCTTCTCAGGTGGCGGACTACCAGCTCCTTTCTGATATGGGCGTGAACTTTGATGAGCTGAGCGAGGACGAGGTCACGAATATGCTTGCGGTCAATGCGGCACTGCTCAAACAGGCTAAAATGGGCGATGTGGCTGCGGTAAAGGAGCTGCGGAGCATTATCCGTGACGACGATATGATGCGGCACAGGATCAGGTACGACAACGCCCGCCTTAAGCTTGACCGTGAAAGGTACTTCCCCTCGGCGGACGATCGGGAGGGCTTTTCTTACGGCGGTATTCCCGCAAGCATGGTGGCTCCTGCCTTTTCATCGGTGCTGTTTGACATTGCCGAGGGCGAACACTCCGAATATGTTTTCCCGGGCGGAAGAGGCTCTGCCAAGTCCTCGTTTATCTCGCTGGCGGTCATCGACCTGCTGGAGAAAAACGAGGATATGCACGCCTGCATTCTCCGCCAGGTGGGCAACACACTGAAAGATTCGGTGTATAATCAGATGCTGTGGGCGATATCTTCCCTCGGTCTTGACGATGAATATGCTGCCACAAAATCTCCGCTGGAGATAACCAAAACAAAGACGGGACAGAAGATATACTTCCGAGGGGCGGACGATGAGAACAAGATCAAGTCCATAAAAGTCCCCTTCGGGTTCATCGGCATTCTGTGGTTTGAGGAGCTTGACCAGTTCTCGGGTCCCGAGGCTGTCCGAAAGATAGAACAGTCGGTCATCAGAGGCGGAGACAGGGCTTACAAGTTCAAGTCCTTCAATCCCCCGAGATCGGCTCAGAACTGGGCAAACAAGTACATCAAAGCGCCGAGGGCGGACAGGCTCGTTATCGAAAGCAATTATCTGACAGTGCCGAAAAAGTGGCTGGGCAAGCCGTTCCTCGATGATGCGGAATATCTGAAAGAGACCAATCCCACGGCGTATGAAAACGAATATCTGGGTGCTGCCAACGGCACGGGCGGAAACGTGTTCGACAATGTGGTCACACGCAAGGTCACTGACGAGGACATCAAGACCTTTGGAACGATTCTTCACGGCGTTGACTGGGGCTGGTATCCTGACCCCTTTGCATATGTCAGGTGCGCATATCTGGCGGCTCAGCACACGCTGGTGATATATGACGAGTTCCGCTGCAACAAAAAAGGCAATGCGGAAACGGCAGAAGAGCTGAAAAAGCGTGGCGTAACGGCAAACGATATGATCATGTGCGACAGTGCAGAGCAGAAGTCCGTTGCGGATTACCGCTCCTTTGGTCTGCTTGCCCGTGGGGCTGAAAAGGGTCCCGGGTCGGTGGATTATTCCATGAAGTGGCTGCAGTCCCTACGTGAAATAGTCATTGACAACGAACGCTGCCCCGAGACTGCAGCGGAATTTCTGGAGTACGAATACGAGCGCAGCAAGGACGGCGAGATCATATCGGGATATCCCGACAGGAACAATCACAGCATTGACGCTGTGCGGTACGCCACATCGCAGATTTGGAGGAGAAGCGGAAAATGAGCATTTTATCTTGGCTGAAAGGAGCAATATGCAAATTGTTTGACACTAATGAGCTGGCTGCGAAAATGCAGACCCTGCCTGCTGACAAGGACATGACCGAGGCGGTAAGGCTGTGGGCGGAATGCTACCGCTGCACGCCGCCATGGGCTGTGGCTGACAGCAATGTGCGCTGCCTTAATCTCCCCTACTCTGTGGCCCATGAAATGGCAAGGCTGGTCACGCTGGAGCTTAACTCGGAGCTGACAGGCTCGCCGAGGGCGGATCATCTTTCCGATGCGTACAGTCATGCGGTGGCGCTGTCTCCCGTGTGGGTGGAATATGCCTGCGCTCTGGGCGGGGTATTTCTCAAGCCCTATGTATCGTGCGGGAAGATATACACCGACATCATTCAGGCGGACGCTGCGGCGGTATCGGGCTATGACGGTGACAACATCACCGAATGCGTTTTCGCTGACAGGATAGTCCGCAAAGGTAGGTATTTCACCCGCCTTGAAAAGCACTCCCTTTCGGGTACGAATTACACAGTGGTAAACAAGGCGTATGTGTCCGACAGCTCGGCTCAGATAGGGCGGGAGATAGCTCTCGGGGCGGTTGCTGAATGGGCGGACATTGCTCCGTCGGCGACATTTTCAGGCATAAAGCGGCCGCTGTTTGTATATATGAAAATGCCCGGGGCGAACATCATTGACAGGCGTTCCCCGCTGGGTGTTTCGGTGTTCAATGCGGCGATCTCCACTATCGAGGAAGCGGATATGCAGTTCACAAGAGGCATATGGGAGTTTGAAGGCTCGGAGCTGGCGGTATATGCCGATGTGACGGCGGTGCAGCGTGGCAATGACGGCACAGAGACGGCTCCCAAATTCAACAGGCGGCTGATAAAGACGCTGGACTTTAACCAAGACCAGGCGTTCAATGTGTTCAGCCCTCAGATACGTGAAGAAGCTCAGAGGAACGGGCTCAACAATCTTCTTCGGCAGATAGAACGGCAGTGCGGACTTGCTTTCGGTACCCTCTCCGAGGTGCAGGACACGGACAAGACTGCTACAGAAATAAAGGCTTCCAAGCAGCGGTCATATGCCACGGTATCAGCCATTCAGGCGAACGTCAGAAAGGCTCTCACGGAATTTGTGCAGGTACTTGATATGCTCTGCGACATTCATGAGCTTGCCCCCAGAGGGGTGTGCGAGCAGTCATTCGACTTTGACGACAGCCTTGTTACCGACAGCGAGACCGAGCAGAAGATATGGCTCCAGGAAGTCTCTGCGGGGCTTATGTCTCCCGTGGAATACCGCATGAAGCGCTACGGCGAGACGGAGGAGCAGGCGGCGGCAATGCTCCCCGAGAGCTTTGAATAATGCTTACTCCCGACTATTTGCAGGGTGCGCCTGCGGAGCTGGAGGAGCTTTTTCTCAGGCTCGAGGAGGATATCATCGCCGACATATGCCGCAGGATAGCAAAGGCGGGATATCTTACCGACAGCGCAGAGCATCAGGTGCTGCGGCTTCGTGAGCTGGGTGCGGGAACGGAGTACATCAAGCAGAAGATATCCGAATATTCGGAGCTTTCCGATGAGGCTGTTGACCGATTATTCTTTGACGCTGCCCAGACTTCCGACGAGTTTTATAAAAAAGCATATGCACAGGCGAACGTCGGCTACACGCCTTATGAATACAACGACTTCTTTCAGCAGGCGGTAACTGCCGGTGTGAACCAGACCATGGGAGAATTGCGAAACTTTACGCAATCCATGGGATTTTCCTACCGTGGGTCAAACGGTCAGGTGCGGTTTCACGATGCGGCGGAGGCTTACAGGGACTGTCTCGACTATGCGTATATGCAGGTGATGACAGGTGCTGTAGATCACAACACGGCGGTCAGGAACGCCACGAGGCGGCTCACAGAGGGCGGTTTGCAGTTTGTGGATTATGCTTCGGGGGTAAGGTGTCACGCTGATGTGGCTGCCCGCAGGGCTGTTCTTACGGGGCTTTCGCAAATGACGGGCAAGGTCTCGGAACACAATGCGGCGGAGCTTGACACGGACATTGTGGAGGTCGATGCTCACGCAGGTGCAAGACCTGACCATGCAGAATGGCAGGGCAAGTGGTATTCCCTTTCGGGTAAGTCAAAGAAATATCCCTCTCTAAAGGCTGTGACGGGCTACGGCACGGTGACAGGTCTTAAAGGCGCCAACTGCCGACACGACTTTTACCCTGTTATAGAGGGCATTTCCGAACCAAGTTATACGGAAGAGGAGCTTAAAAACATCGACCCGCCGCCCTTTGAATACAACGGCAAGACCTACACCTATTACGAGGCGACCCAGCGGCAGAGGGCTATGGAGAGGTCAATGCGCAAGACCAAGCGAGAGATACTTGCGGCTGATGCCACGGACGATAAGGACAGGTTCACGGAAAAGTCGGTGCTTCTCAGGAGGCAGAAAGATGAGTACGGAAGATTTTCCAAGGCTGCGGGGCTTTCTTTGAGGAACGAGAGGGCCCAGGTCGGGGGATTTGGTCACAGTCAGGCAAGCAGGGCTGTTTGGGCGGCAAAGGGCAATCAGAAGCCGCTTGAAAACAAAATATCCTCAAATCCAAAACGTACTGATACCAATGCTTATGCAGGCTTGACAAGTAAAACGGATAGTGCTACAATAAAATCAATAAATAGTGGTTCAAAGCTGTTTACAGAAGAAAATCGTATAAAAATGCTTCAACACGAGAGAATTATATCCGGCAATAAATATGAAAAAGCAATTATATACAAACCTGATGGCAGCATTGATTTTCAGAAGAAAGGAAATTCTGATTCCGTTTCATTTTCTATAAAGGAAATTAAGTCTATGGACGGAAAAATTCTTACTCATAACCACCCGAATGGCACTATTCCCTCTCCTGCGGATATCAACATAATGCGCAGGGGCAAATTGGCGGAAATAAGAGCTTGTAATTCAGACGGTGCCTATGTAATAAGACGTTCCGGCAAATGGTCAAGTGAACTGACATCATTGAAGAAAATTGATAGTGCCTACAACAGTTGCATAGACGAAATTCTGTTGAAATATCAAAAAATCGCAAGTGAAAATGGCGAAAACTTCTTTAAATATTTTGACAGGGCTGAAAAAGAAGGATTACAGCTTTTCTGTGATAAATATAACCTTGAATTTTCCTGGGAGGATAAAAATGAAAATAAATATTGACGAAATGCCTGAAAATAAAACATTTGACGATTATCCTTCTGACACAGAATTTGTTCTTCGTGAAAATTTTCCACGATATGACCGCTCCGAATTGGAAAAGGGTAATATTGTCCGTGTTTATCCCGATGACCCCAATTACAATAATGCTTTGACCCGTGAAGAGTTCAGAGCACAATACTGTAATTAAATATTCCAAAATTAAGCATTTATATTCCCGGTAAAGGAGGTATAATATGCCAACGCCATTTATCTACAACAGAAAAATTGACCAGCTTGAAGGAAAAAGAGCAAAGGTATATACCCGAAAAGATTCACCATATAAGAGAGAAATCTTTTCAGGCAGTGGTGGTATTCCCTGCTTAGGAACAGACAAAAATGGTGACGATATTGACGGTGTTACTTTCACCCCCGAAAGCGGCGGAGGGCTTATCTTCATTGAGGACGATATTGAAGAAATTGAATTTATCGACTAATCACCTTACACAAGTAGGGTGATTTTTTATACTCACACAAGCGTGTATGTTTACGACATTTTTGTCGGTAACATATGCGCTGTTTTTATATCAAGATGAAAGGATATGATGTTATGAACGAAACAACAGCAAGACCTATGGAGCTGACAGACACAGCCGAGCTTATGGCAAGTACCGATTACAAAGACAGATTCAAAGCCGAGTACGGACAGGTTGCGATACGCTGCAAAAAGCTCAAAGCAATGCTTGAAAAATGGGATAAGGAAGAGCTGAACTTCACGCCTACGTGTCCCAGATCACTGTATGAGTTTCAGGTGAGGACGATGGAAGATTATATTGCTATATTGCAGGCAAGAGCAGTAATTGAGGGCGTTGTACTGTAATTTCTAAGCAATATCAGTCAACAAAAAATAACCCCTCGAAATCGAGGGGGTTAAACATTTTATATTAGGGAGGAAAAAACATGACCAAGGAATTTCTTACAAAGCTCGGAGTATCAGAGGAAAACGCAGCTCAGATACTTGCGGAGAACAAAAAGGACTGTGACGGAGTTTCCGCAAAGTTCGGGGACTACGAGGACGTGAAAAGTCAGCTCAGTGCCGCCAACAAGCAGATAGAGGAGTTCGGCAAGCTGGACTATGAGGGGCTTAAAAAGACTGCCGACGACTACAAGGAAAAGCTGGCGGCGGCGCAGAAGGAAAGTGCCGCAAAGCTGGAAAAGATGCAGTTTGACCACATTCTGGAGGGCAAGCTCTCAGAGCGCAAGCCCAGAAACGCTGTTGCCGTAAAGGCGCTGCTCAACATGGACGGCTTGAAGCTTGCGGGCAACGAGATTGTGGGTCTCACGGAGCAGCTGGACAAGATTGCCAAGGAAAACGACTTCCTTTTCGAGAGAAGCGAGCCTGTGCCTAAGTACATGGGCCCCACAGGCGGCGGTTCGGGCGGTCAGGCGGACGACAGCGCCGCAAGGGCTGTTATGGGGCTTCCCCCTCTCACGAAGTGAGAACTCACAAAGTAAGGAGGACGGCATGAACAAAGCAAGAGATGAGCCTTGTTTATCTTTGAGATGAACGAGGCTATTTTTATACACTAAAAGGAGGAATTTACATGGCAAATGCTATTGCACTTTTCAAGAAGTACATTGACCTGCTGGACGATGTTTACAAGGCTGCTTCCTGCTCTTCCGTGCTGGATATGGACGGCTCCCTTGTGCAGGCAGGCGCAAACGCAAACGAGATCATTATCCCCAAGATAAGCATGGACGGTCTGGCTGACTACTCCCGCAACGGCGGCTATGTTCAGGGCAATGTGGAGATCACCAACGAGACCGTGAAGTTCAACTACGACAGAGGACGCAAGTTCAGCGTTGACGCTATGGACAACGAGGAAACTGCGGGTCTGGCGTTCGGCAAGCTGGCAAGCGAATTTATCCGCACCAAGGCTGTTCCCGAAATGGACGCTGTGCGCTTTGCCTCTTACGCTGCCATTAACGGCATTGGCTCAAAGACCGAGACCATCAGCGGTGCCGAGGCGTTCATGGATTCGGTTCGTGAGGGCGTGAACGTACTGGACGAGGCGGAAGTTCCTGCGGACGGCAGATATCTTTTTGTTACCCCCACCCTTTACAATGCGGCTCAGAGCCTTTACAGCTACGTTTCAAAGAGTGTGCTTGAGGGCTTTGCGGGCATTATCAAGGTGCCTCAGTCACGCTTCTGGACTGCTGTTTCCCTGCTCAACGGCACATCTTCGGGTGAGGAGATAGGCGGCTTCAAGAAAGCCGAGGCGGTGTATGAGGTGACAACCTCCCAGCCCGATGACTGGAGCACAAACTACAAGGATTATTACACCGTTTCCGACGGCGTTTACTCCCCTGTTACGGGCAACAGCGCTCCTTCATGGACTGCAAGCAAGTACTACAAGCAGACCTCCGCAGGAGGTGCGCCTATCAACTTCATGATAGTTCACAAGCCTGCTGTTATCCAGTTTGGCAAGCATACTGTAAGCAAGGTCATCTCCCCTGACGCTAACCCCGATGCGGACGCATACATCTTCTCTTACCGTGCTTACGGTCTCACCGACGCCTACGAAAACAAGGCTGCGGGAATTTACTGCTCTCACGCCTGATTGTCGGCAAAGGAGCTGAGAATGGCATACGCTGATTACAAGTTTTACAGCGAGGTTTTTCACGGCACCATGAGCGAGGCGGACTTTGCAAGATTTGCGGAGTCTGCCTCTGCTTATATTGACGCTGTTACATTCGACAGGATAACTCCCGAGCTTCTGGCGGACGAAAACATTGTCGGCAAAATACGCCGTGCCTGCTGCGCCTGCGCTGATGATATGTATTCATGCGGCAGGGCGGCAGATGTGAAGTCCGAGACCATAGGCAGCTATTCCGTGACCTACGGTGACAGGTCTCAGGCGGAAGTATCTTCGGCGAGGTACAATGCGGTGAAGATATATCTGGGGAATGTTTATGCAGGCGGCGTGAAGCTGATGTTTAGGGGGTGTGGGTGATGATAACCAACGGCATATGCACCGTTTTCAGGACGGCGGGAAAGGCCGTCTTAAAGGCAGGCACATTCCCCTGCATGTGGCAGGAGGTCAGAGCCTATGAAGTGCAAAAATACGGCGAGGAAAACGCCGACACTGCCAAGGTATTTATCCCCGACATCGCTGCCGATATCCGAAAAGGCGACTACATATTTTTCGGGGAAATGAGTGACCCCACCGACAAGGAGCTGTACAGCGGCCTGCACGTACACAGCATAACGGTGAACAACTTCGGTTCCCAAAATATGCGGCACATAATGCTGGGAGTAAGATAGGAGTGATAAGATGATAGTTTTCAAGCCCATGAGCGCTGAACAGATCTGCATAAATCACAGGCTGGCGCAGGGCGGGTCTGTACAGAAATTCATAGACAGCGAATGCCTGAGGCGCTGCGACAGGTACACCCCCAAGGACACAGGCGAGCTTATCCGCTCAGGCATAAGAGGCACGGTGATAGGCTCAGGTGAGCTTGTTTATACCGCTCCCTATGCCCGAAAAAATTACTACAGCAACAGCGGACATGGGGCAAGCGGCACGGCAAGAGGCGGTCTGAGAGGACGGCTGTGGTTCGCGAGAATGAAAGCATCTCACGTTCACACTATCCTTGCAGGGGCTGCTCAGATAGCGAGGTGCAGATATCGTGGCTGATTCCGTTATTGAATCCCTGTGGGACTTCCTCTGCGGCTGCCCTTTGCTGGCGGATTACACCATGCAGGTGAATTTCCGCAGCGATGACATCGACTGTGCGGGCATTGTGGAGGACAGCACCGAGGTATTGCAGACATATCTCTGCGGCAGCGAGCTTAAAGCCATGCACGCCTCTCTCTTCCTGGGCAGCCTGTCGGACGATGACCTGCGCAGGATACAGACCAGCGCTTTTCTTGACGATCTGCGCAGGTGGTTTTTGAACGTGCAGGAGCTTCCCGCTCTCCCCGAATACCGCACGGCTCAGGATATACGCATGGACGGAGCTGTACCTTTTGAGTACGAAAAGGACGGTAAGAAATGCACCTATCAGATGAGCATAACTCTTGAATACATTGAAGAAAGGAATGTTTGTTAATGTCAAATACGATAGTTAAAAGGACCCAGCTGGAACATTACATGGACGTAAGCTCCGCTGAAACGCCTCAGTGGGCAAGAATGGGTGACGGCTGGTCAAAGTTCGATGACGCAACTTCCGCTCAGACGGAAAGCACCAAGTACATCAACATGGATACCGAAAGCACCGACACCACAAGCTACAAGACCGCATACAACTTTGAGTGTGACCTTATGTATTCCGACCCCACCATCAAAAAGGTGTATGAGATATACAAAAACCGCAAGGTGCTGGGCGACTGCCTTGTAAAGATACTGACAGTGGAAAAGTTCAACGCTGTTTCGGGCGGCGGTTATGTGGCACGCATGGAGACCTGTGCGGTCGCTCCCTCAGGCACTTCCGAAAACAACAATAAGATGAAGCTTTCGGGTGCATTCAACGGTCTGGGCGACCCTGTTATCGGCAAGTTTGCTCCTGCCACATCGGGCGGCGGCGGAACATTTACTGCGGATACTACCGAAGCTGCTTCTGCCAATTCCGAAAGCAAAGCTGTAAATACGGAGGAATAACATGGAATTTAACTACGAAAGGAACCCCACTGCCGTTACCATATACGGCAAAAGCGTTGAGATACCCACAAAGACTGCATATTTCGTGCAGGAGACAAGGCGCATTGCAGCCGAGATAGTCAAGGCTCCCGATGCGGTAACGGCGGCAGAGGCTACGCTGGAGGGCATAAGACTTTATCTGGGCGATGAGTTCGTAAATGAGCATTTCGGCGATGACGCAGGCGTGACCGATGCAGGCAGTCTTGACACCGATGAGATAGGTGCGCTGTGGGTATTCCTGAACCGTGCCTCCGCAAAGGTGACGGAAGAGGTGCTGAAAAAGTATGCTCCCGCAGAGACTTCCCACTGAATACACTGAGGTGACGGACGGCGGCGTGACAGAGCTGCCGCTCCGCACTGATTTTATCTGCTGGATGAGATTTGAGGAGCTTATCACCGACTGCCGCATTCCCGAGGACAGACTGGTCATAACTGCCATGAGGCTCATTTTTCCCGTAATGCCCCGTGACCTTTCACGGGCTGCGATGTTTATGCTGTGGTTCTACCGATGCGGAGAGCCGCCCAAGGAAACGAGCGAGAGTGGTACAATGCTTTCAAGCCGCAGAGCTTACAGCTTTGACGCAGACTTTCCCATGATAGCCGCTGCATTTTATGAAAAATACGGCATTGACCTGTGGGAGACAAAAATGCACTGGTGGAAGTTCCGTGGGCTGTTCATGGGGCTGCATGACTGCCGATTCACTGACATATGCGGCTGGCGGACGGCTGACATCTCGGACGATATGCCAGACTACAGGCGGGAGTTCCTTGAAAAAATGCAGCAGGTCTATGCGCTTCCCGTTTCAGCCAACGAGCTGAGAATGATAGAGGCGGCAAGAAGATTTCTTGATTCATAAGGAGGTGGGGATATTGAATGACGGTGACCTTATTTTTAACACACGGATAGACACTGACGGCGTGACTGACGGGCTGCGGCGCACGGAAAGGGAGACAGAAAAGCTTTCGGGCACGGCTCAGACAGCCCTCGGAAATCTTGCGGCGAATGCTGCCAGAGATATTGCAAATGCGGTGAAAAGTGCGTTCAAGACGGCTGCGGAATACGTGGTAGGGACAGGCTCCTCCTTTGAAGCTTCCATGTCCCAGGTGGCGGCTACCATGGGCATTACGTCGGCGGCTGATGAATACGGTGTGCTTTCGGCAGCGGCAAAGGAAATGGGTGCGACCACAAAATACTCCGCCACTCAGGCAGGAGAAGCTCTGAACTATCTTGCTCTGGCAGGATATGATGCGCAGAAATCCGTGGAGGCTCTTCCCGTAGTCCTGAACACGGCTGCGGCAGGCGGCATTGACCTTGCGTATGCTTCCGACATGATAACGGATTCCATGTCCGCTCTGGGCTTGCAGACAAATGAGCTGGCAGGATTTTCCGACAAGCTGGCAAAGACTTCTCAGAAGTCAAATACCTCCGTCGCTCAGCTGGGTGAGGCTATCCTCACGGTCGGCGGAACTGCAAAGTCCCTTTCGGGCGGTGTTGAAGAGCTTGACACAATGCTTGGACTTATTGCCGACAACGGAATAAAAGGTGCTGAGGGCGGCACGGCTCTGAGAAATATAATCCTCAGCCTGTCCGCTCCCACGGACACTGCGGCTGCAGCTCTTGAAAATCTGGGCATAAAGGTATTTGATGACGAGGGAAAAATGCGTGATCTTGCCGATGTTTTCAGCGAGCTTGACGGTGCACTGGCTCCATTGACGGAGCAGAAGAAAACTCAGGCGCTGAGTGACATCTTCAACAAGGTGGATTTAAAGGCTGTAAACGCATTGCTCGGCACAACGTCACAGAGGTTTGAAGAGCTGAGAGGGTACATATCCGACTGCGACGGGGCTGCTGAGCAGATGGCAAAGACCATGGACGACAATTTCAAGGGCGACATCACCATAATGCAGTCCGCTCTGGAAGCTGTGGGCGTTACGGCATTCGAGAAGTTCTCCGAACCTCTGCGCACGTCTGTTCAGGAGGTCACGGAAATTTTCGGAGACCTGAATGAACAGCTGAACGGAGAGCTTGGAGGTAAGCTTGAAACATTGGCTGAGAAATTCGGAGACCTTGCTGTAAAGGCTGCCGAATTTGCCGTTGATGAGGGCATTCCCAAGCTCATTGACGGTCTGGACTGGTTCTGTGACAACGGCGACCAGCTTATCACCGCTGCCGAGACTGCGGGTGCTATGGTCATTGCTTACAAGGGGCTTTCCGCTGCGAACACTGCGGCGACAGCCGTATCATCATATGCAGCTGCCGCATCGGGTGCTGCCACTGCCACAGGTGCTCTGGGACTTGCAATGAATGCCGTTCCTTGGGTGGCTGTGGGAACTCTTGCCATAGGCGGAGGCGTTGCTCTTGCTTCATACATTGACAGGCAAAGAGACCTTATAGGGTATGAGGGAGATATAAAGGAAAGCTTCAACGATGCCAATCGGGAAATAGCCACACAGATACAGCTTCTGGGTCAGCTTGCGGACAGCAATGACCCTGAGGACAACAGGCAGGCTTATGAAATGGCTCTTGACGGCTACGACGATATGGAAAAGCAGGTCGATGACAACAACAAGCGTCTCATGGAGCTGTATAATCAGCGGCAGCAGATAAACATTCAAAGGGATAATATCAGTTCATTGAACGACCCTAATCTTATGGCTGACCTTAACGCTCAGCTTGACGCTGCCGAGCAGGAAATTGAAGGTATCAAAGAGCAGAATAAATTTCTTAATACTCAGCTCCTGGAGCGCAGGAACATTATAAGTAAGTTCGGCGATACGGAGATAGATGTATCACGCATGATGAATCAGGACATCATCGAGCAGCAGAACCAAGCCGCTCTTGATGCTCTGGAACGTGGCAAGGAAAAGCTCAAAGCCAACAAGACCCTCGCCGAGACCGCTGCCGAGCAGATGAATGACGAGGAGCTGAAAAGCC